GTTAGTGTATTGTTGGTATTGACACTGAAGTTATGCACCGGGAATGCAGAGAAAGGTGGGTTTGCTGCACTCACGCTCATGGTGCCACTGTATAGATTGTATTCTTTGGTATCTGCAGTGGGCACATTGGAGCTCAGAAATAAACCATTGTCAGTACGAAAGTTGAACATGTCACCATCCATAAATATGGCTTTGCCAGAGGTGCCAATCAGCACAGTAAAGGAAGGGGTAGTTTTGGGCATGTGTTATGGTCCTGTGGGTGTGTACAGCTGTATGCCTGTGATCAGAGGCTTGCCTGATACTGAGAAGAAATCTGTGTTGTAGAAAGCAGATTGTGGGTCTGTGTTGGTGATCACCTGAGATTTAAGGTTGGTGTAACTGCCATACTCAAGCACTGTGCCAGCACTCACTGCAGTCATGTTGGTATCAATGCGGAATATGTTTTTCACAGGATCTTGTGGGTCTGGGAACAACCATCCTTTGATGGTGAAACTGGTGTCTGCAATAATCTGTGCTTTTTGATTGGCGTTGATGTCTGTGGGATAGCTCATGCTAATGTTGCCATCCCATTGCACTTCTGTGCGTATTTCTTGCGTGTATGGTAGATTAAATTCTTTGGGTACAGTCCAGCTCAAGATGATGTAGGGATTATTAAATGGTATAAAGTTACTAAGGATTTGATCCATGTCGGATTGATACCGGGTCAGAATGCTCATTCTCACACCAATGTTCACAGGCACTGGTGCTTTGTAGTAGAAGCTAACGGGCCCTGGGCTCTGATCACTGGCAGTGCCATGTGCATAAAACCCTGCATTCTTATTGAACACACGGTTCACATCTCTGGAAATGCTGCCAATGGTAACACTCACCACAGGCAGAGTAATATTCTGACCAGGATTAATCAAATCAAACATCACCCGTTGCTTGGGAGCATACACATATCTAACTTGTTGAGTTGCACCTGCTACTCTGTTTTTATCATATCTCTGAATAACCACATTATCAAAAGCGGCAAGAAACTGGATCAATAAATCCTTTACTTCGAAGTAGAAACTGCGCGTTTTCACAATGTATTATTTATGAGCAAGCAATCACAAAGCGGACTAAACTTTCACAGTTGATTTTTCTAAAAATTTGGTTATAATAGATTGTGGGCTGGAAGAAAGGACTCTAATATAATAGATAAGATAGTAATTAGAGAAAAATTTTTTTAATCGCGGTAGCTTTTTTTAATTATAGAATTTCCACTTGGCAGCAGATATTTGCTTGGCCAATTTGCGACGCACAGAAGGTTTCATATGATTGCGCTTCAATCTCAATTCATCCATGATGCCATGCTTGCGTACCAGATTTGCAAATTGACGGTACTTCTTATCAAAATACACTTTGTCAGTGCATTTGTTCTTGTCTAGTTTTACCTCGCAATTGATCATGGCTTATTTACTCTGTTGATCCGGATCATCCACTATGCTTATGGTGGCAGTAGAATCAAAAAATTTGCCAGGCTTCTTGGGTGCTAATAACCGGGCATGCTGCTCAATCTCTTGCATGTTGTGATACAATTTCTTAAGACCATAATCAAACACAATGCTTCTGTCATGCACCTCATAATCAAAAGGGTAAGGTATTTCAAAAGTTTTGCGGTGGTGGTGAATGTTGATGGTGAATACCAGATAGAAATCTTTGATGCTAAACAATATGAGTTTGCCAGTCTTGATCAATTTCCCATTGATAGCAAAATGAATCTTTTGTTGCAAAAACCGGTTCACAGCTCTCTCTATTCTGTCAGACACTGTGTTCATGAATTCATGTAAGACAGCTTCTGTGGTGCTGTCATTTTGGCTAAGTTTTTGTTAAAATATGTCCAGAAAGCAGGGCCAGCTGGTATGGAGGTGATCAAATCACAACTGTTGCAATTGATGCATCGGTAATCTTGCATGAAAATGTCCCATGCTATCACCAAGTTTTTTTGATTGGGATTGAATTTGAGAGCACCTGCAGCAGGACGGTAATTGAGCGTCATGCGGCCATTGACTGAGTTGAGCACAGTTGCAGCATTTGTGCACAACATTCTGCGGTATGCAGATTGGCCAAGCTTGGGACGACGCCTCAAGAACTTGATCTCACAGACGTTGTTTTGCAGCACGGACTTTAGGCTTGTCAGTGAGACTAACATCTTGGTGTTTGGTATCTTCCCGGGGTTTAACTATGCCAAAAATGCGCTGTTCATTCAAAAATATGCCATGGCCCACTTTGCCATGCCCTGCCACATCAATGTTGGCAATGGGCACTCCCATGTTATTGGGGAACATGACAAAATCATTCACCTTGACTTTGCGGCAACTCAAGCCAGCCAGAATCACCTTGCCTACTCTCCAAGCATTGGTATCAGCATTCACTGGCACCACAATGCCATTTCTGAGTATGGTGTTGGCACTGCCACCTTCATCCACAAATTCAACCAGCAAAATGTCATCCAGCAAATCAGACAAATCATAGCCAATGAATACGCTGTTGAAAGCGTTTCTGGGTGTGGTGCTCAAATCAATGAGACTTTTCTGTGTGGGTAACGAATCTATGGTTGGAGCTGTTGATTTGGCCATGTAACAACTTATGCCCAGCAGTTACTTAATCCAGTGCAGTATCTGTCTTGGCAGGCTTCTTGATGTAGTTGATGCGCTGACGTTTGTAATGTGGCAAAACATGCACCAGAAACTTGTAGTACATGTTTTTATCTGGGAACACAGAATGAAATTTATTCACAGTTTCATTCACAATGACTGCAGCAGAAGGATCCATCATGCTGAGCCAGCGATTGAGCAAGAAAGGTTGCACTGCACCTTCTGATTCTATGTTATCCAAGAGTTCTGGCTTCTTCTGAAAAGCCACACCACTGATCAAATCAAATATGTTCACCGATCAATGATCTTGGTGGAAGCACAGAAAATGTCATCATTAATGGCATAGAATGAATTGATCACCTCTCCCATGAATGCTGTGACTTGTGCATCAGACAATTTGGTACTAAAGGCAAAAGCAGGAGCTTTCTTACCAGCTTCCACATTGATGCCGGTGTGGCCTAGAGCAGCATCATTCTTCACATGCACAATGCTCACTGAGCATTTGCCAGATGTCTGAACCACTCCACCTTGATTATGCTCTTTCTGTACCATCAAATCATCACCATCCACCACAATGGGTGCATTCAGATACTTGGCACTCAGAATATTGGCAATGTTAGTATTGAACAATCTCTGATAACAGATGGCACCAAAATGTTCTGTGATCAGAGGAATCTCATACAAGAAATGAATCATATCATCACTGTAAATAAAATCACCACTCAGAGCATCTTCTTGATCAATCAAACCATCTGCCTCCACCTTGGCAGGAGCACGGAAAGCTATGATATTTCCAATGGGCAGCACTTTCTTACGAAAATACTTGTATGCAAATCTGTGATGCAGCAGGTTACCATCATAAACACTAATATCTCTTAGAATCATAAATTGATTATAAATCATATAATGTATGATTCAACTGTGTTTTATCAATTGATAAACAGCGGAAAACCATAAATATAAGTTATATGCCAGAGTACGGTAATGCTGACACAGATAGATCCAATACGTTTGGCCGGTCTCTAATGAATTATGTAAATTCTAAGTTACCTTACACTAGCTATTCTGTGGTTGATACGGTCAGCAAGCTCAATCCCAAATACAAGATATTCCAAGATACTGGCAGCAAAAGAGCAGAAGCTCTGATGCGTCAATCTGTTTCTTCAAACTCTGACTACAATTCCATTGATCCAGCTGGTATCATTGGTTTGGATAACAATTTCACACAATACATGTATGCCAACATACAGCATGACAAGATTGCTCGTTTGCGTGATTACCGTGTCATGGCCAGCTTTTCTGAAGTTGCTGATGCTTTGGATGAAATTTGTGATGAAGTAATCAACCGTGATCGCAATGGCAAAGTTGCTTATTGTAATTTTCCTGAGTTGGAACTCAAAGATGAAGACAAAGAAGTGTTGCAAGGTGAATTTCAAAAATACATCAATTATTTTGACCTTCCTAATAAAGGGTGGGAATATTTTCGCTCTCTGCTTGTAGATGGTGAGTTATATTTTGAGCACATCATACACAAGAAATATGAGCATGAAGGCATTCTGGGTGTGATTACTGTGCCCACAGAATTCATTGATCCCATTTTTGGCAATGTGCAGAACATGCTCATCAAGGGCTACCTGTTGCGTAAGCCTGTTTTTGATAAAAATAATCCCACCAAAATTACTGACTATGAATTGGTGCCCATGGATCAGAATCAAATCACCTACATCAACTCTGGCATATGGAATGAAAACAAAACCATCAGATTGCCTTTCATAGAGAATTGTCGCAGAGCATACCGTCAGTTGAGTTTACTGGAAGATGCAGTTGTAATTTATAGATTGGCCCGCGCACCAAGCCGCTTAGTATTCAATGTGGATGTGGGCAACATGCCACCGCCCAAAGCTGAAGCGTACTTGAAACGCCTCATGAATCAATATTGGTCTACCAAGACATATGATAATACACAAGGCAACTCTGCAGTCAAAAAATTTAACCCACAAAGCATACTGGATAACTTCTGGTTTGCTAAACGCCAGGGTTCCGAAGGAACCACAGTCACAGAATTACAAGGTGCAAATTCTGCTTGGGGCATGGAAGAGATGCTTTATTTTGTCAAGAAGCTATACAAAGCTCTCAAGGTGCCGACCAGCAGATTAAATCCTGAAGATACATACAAAGATGGTGTTGATATTCTCAGAGAAGAATTAAAATTTGCCAAGTTTATTGTAAGAATGCAACAACACTTTGCTGAAGGATTGAAGAATGGATTTATTACACATTTAAAATTGCGCAAACTCTGGGAGAAATATGATCTCAAAGAAGCCAACGTGGATATTGCTTTCAATGTGCCAGTTAATTTCTTTGAAATGCGTGAAGCCCAGAAGCAAGAAATTAAAACCAAAACTTACAATGATGCTATTCAGAGTGATGCCATATCTAAAACTTATGCATTAAAGAAATTCATGAATTGGACTGATGTTGAAGTTAAAGCCAATCGTGAATTCTTGAGAAAAGATGTTGGGTTTGCTTGGGAGTTGGAGCAGATTAAATCTGGTGGTCCTAACTGGAGAGACAATATTCAAGCTGGCATGCCAGCTGCTGG